TAGAAATGCTTCCAGTTGATACAAAAGAGGCATTTACGTTTACATTACCCTCAAACGTGGCGCTGCCGCTACTTGCATTCAGCTCAATATTAGGAGCAGCTTGTGTACCACCGATACCGGCTGTGCCGGAGAAGAAGGAGCTGCCGCTATTCGAAAGTAAGATGTTTGGATTATTGCCAACATCACCAGCAATCAGTAAATCACCATTAGCACGAAGTAGTGATGTATTAGTCCCATTTAATTTACCGATTACTACTGGACTACTAAATGATGTCCCATCAGCTTTAAACCCACCATCTGCGTCAACACTACCGGCAAACTCGGCGCTGCCCGAACTTGCATTCAGGTCGATCTTATCAGTGCCTAATGTAAGATCACCGGTCATATTATCCCCGGCTACTTTTACATATTCGCCATCACCACTGCCTGGACCTGCAAGTTGTACAACCGCACCAGTTGAATTTTTAATGTATGCCTTTACATCAGCGGTATTAATCGCAACTTCACCGGCTTCTAAATCTGTCGCAAGCGGGACTTTGGCTGCTGTAGATGAATGCTTCAGGATGATGTCTGTGGACATTGAGAAAAGCCTCCGCTACCAATTGGCACCCATACCGGGCTTTCTACATTCTATCTAGCTGTTTAATACGTTCCACCATCGATGCTATCAACGCCCATCCACTGACCTGAAGCCTGAAGCTGTAAGAAATCGCCCGTTATTGCACCGGATACTGAAACATCAAGCAGGTCGTTTAATGTTTGCGCTCCACCACCACCACCGCTGCTAAGGGTATTAATCCGTATCCATCCGGCGGCTGCTCCATTACACAGCACCCAATCGCCAGCATCATAATTAATGCCAGGTGTTTCAGGGATACCACTGCCAGTTGTATCAATGACAAAATAAACACCCGTTCGCTCGTTAGTTGCGCTGCCAAGAGCATCGCCGATTGAATAGCCCGCTGATATCCCAAATTCCGTGACCCCTGTCACCAATCCATTTGTTGCGTTAACTGTTCCGCAATAACGCAGGTTCTCTTGTGATAGACGCCCAATGGAGATGGCCATCCAACTATTACCATTCCACATGTAGAGCCCAGCTGTAGACTCCTGAAACCACAACATCCCGATATGATTTTGGGTGCTGGATACTGATGGCACAGCTTCCTGGATATAGCTGATTGCATAGTTAGCCAGTTTGTTTTTGGTAATTGCTCTATCAGCAATGAATGGAGTTGTAAAAACTCCGGTCCCTATCTTGCTAGCAGGCAATTCAGGAATATCGTCTGGAGATAAATTGACCCCTGATGTAATATGCCCTGAATTGTCAAATGACACCTTGCAATAGGTTGACCCCGTAACCTGATTAGAGTGCTGCAGAACTCCGCCCGTAACGATCTGAAATTCAGGTCCAGCAATACTTCCACCAACTGAACTTGCTGATGAGATTGGGATATCACTTGAATTGATTGCCCTACCACCGGTAACCAATCCTTTATCGGTATACGACACCAACAAGTGAACATCACTTGATGTCACAGTGTTGTCAATGACAATATCTGCGCCCAATCCACTTGGGCCGCCATCCATTGTTAATCCGCCACCAATTGGAACGCTGACAACCCCAGCCGTTGATGGCGTAGCAATAGGAAGATCAGCCGGAACAATTGATCTAAGTTCAACGGTGCCTGCAGATGTTGTCGGTCCCGCTAAGAATTGAGCCGCAACTGTTGAATCCTGAACCTGCGCTAAAACGCCGACGGCAGTTCCCGAAGTCGTGACCACTGTGTCAATAGCGCCAACAGTTCCACCAACGACCGACAAAACACCTGTTTTAAATGGCTGCCATGCAGAACCATCCCAGATGTAAGCAGTATTATCAAGCGAAATAAAACCAAGCTGTCCGGCATAATTTCCAGCTACAGGAAGACTCTCACCGATAACAGCAGTGCTGTTCTGCGCAAGCTTTGCAGACGTAACAGACCTATCCGCTAATTCATTCGTCCCAACCGACTCGGGTGCAAGGACAACCGTCACCTTGTCGCCAGGAATGCTTCCCGCATCGATGAGGCTTACACCGGCTTGAACTAAGTCCTTCGCCGTAATCTTTTTTGTTTCACTCGCACTAAGATCAACAATCGCGAGTGCATCGTCTGACTGTAGGAGAGCCCCAGCAAGTGATGGCAGCTGCGTAATCCTTAAATCAGCCATCTGACGTCACGAAACAGAATCTTTTCCCTATTCTAAGACTGGTCTTGTAAAGCAATTTTAGAGCGATCTTCCTGCAAAATTAGACCAAGATCTTCCTGAGCGAGGAATCCTTCAGGGGTTCCTGTATGGAGCTGAATAGGACCAGTGGCGATAAAATCTACGCGAGAGCCAACAACTTCCCCAGGCGCAAAATTCAACCCCACATTCGTGACGATACAATCTGATTCATACCAAACCGATGGGAGACCTGCATACAGATAAAAACGACCTCTAAATAAAGCACCTTGCTGTAAACGTAAAAGCAATTCACATAAGTATTGCGGCTGCTCTACGGAATTGCTACCTACGTTATCGCATATCCCGTTTTTGTAATCCCAAATGCAATCGATAGAGCCTTGCCCTGAAATCAAGCCTCTGGAAAAATATGACTGAAACTCTTCCCCGAGTGATGTTATATCAACATTTTCGCGTTTAGTTGTAATTTCCCAGCTACGCATTTGAGCGATGCAACGAAAATTACTGTTGCGGGTTTGAACTACGATTTGCTGACTAACTATAGGAGCAGCTAACGTTAGAGCTTTTTCAAATGTTCCATTTATAGCATCGTCAAACCTGTCGTAAAGGCGGATACCTCCCGTATCATCGACATTGCAATACCAATACCCATCCGGGAAATTATGCCCATCAACTAGAACAAGGTCTGATCCGTCGAGGGTGTAAATCTCAAGATGATCTCCTGTGTTTATTGCCTCAACCGGGAAATCAAAACTGAATCGCTTCCGGCTGACGTTAACGTCATCAGGATCCAATAAACTTTTTAAGCGGCCCTGATTGGCAGTCGTTCTTTCTATTACGAGGCTGCCTTCCTCTCCCATATAAACGCTCACATCACCACCTCGGTAAAAGCACCGTTCACTTGAAATGCAACCTCAGCGGCAAAGACTTCGCCAACCGCGCAGGACATTGCAACACTTGTCAGGTATACAGGCCCTTGAATGTATCGAGGGCCTGTAACAACACCAGTATCATCGATTTCAAGCTTTAAAACTACCTCCTGAGCTTCTGCTGCAACTCCTTCCGTTCCGGCCTTCAATAACTTGTCAATCAAAACGCTAGCCGAATTAGCGCCTCCACTGCCGTCTGATTGCGCATAGTAGAAAAGACTGCAACTTCCTGTGTTTGTCCGAATTCCAGGAGTGACCGTGGCATCCGTATCACCAAGAGTCGTAGTGTCTAGCAATCCAAGGCTAGAACTAACACTCCAACTTCTGACTTTTGCTGCTTTTACCCCGTCAATAAACATTTTGCCTTGAGTACCGCTGTAAAACATCAGATCACTCCAACTAACGAAACGGCAATTGCGCTTATTCCAGGGCGAACAGATGCTAACTCTGGTGCCCTTTCATATCGCCAGTTTACTCCTGACGGCGGAGACAAAGCGCCTTGGGTTCCTTGCCAACCTGCAAACAATGCGACCCGCGCCTCAGGACTGAACGTAAACGTTGAAAATGTTCCGATCGTTTCGTCAAAGTGGAGCAAGAATTCCTCAGCGAGCACGTCAGAGATGTTTGTGTAACTCAGCTTTAGCTTTACGTCAAAACGCTTGTTGCCATAAAGCATCCGAACCTCTGCACCGTTTTGGGAACGGTATGTGCGGACAGGATAATTACCGGGATCATATGAGCGAGCTGTAGGTGGAATAGATGGATAAGGCATCAATAACCTCTGACGAAATTTCCGCTACCTTTGATCAGATCAAAGGCGATTTGACTAGAGCCTGAAGCGTCGGTGGGATGTTCCATTGCGTCAATTTTAACCAACCCATCTTCTTCCAATGTTAATTGCTGGACTTGGTAGATATTGGTCGAAATGCCTGGGTAGCGCAGAGTGATGAGCGTGCCCCAAAGGGACTCTTGCTGTACGTGGCCATTCGTCACGGTCATTGTCCCTTCGGCACTTGTATCGTTGACACGATCGTAATACCAAATCGGATATTCATTATCAGGAATCGGGGTTGTCATAATAAGCACGCCATCATCTTCAATAACGCCATTATTTGCGGCCTCGTACGGACTTGCTTTTGTTAGCACTTTGATGTAATTACCAGGAGCAAGGTTCAAGCCCAATGGAGTTGTCTTAAATGAAACAGTATGAGTGACGCGTTTGCGCAAACTCAATAAATACTTTGCCGCCATGACGGCATGTGCTTCGCTGCAGCAGTAGTCGGTCATATCAAAACTTTCTAGTGGATAAGTGTCGCTCCCTGCTTCAGCAAATCGAATTGAAACTGTTCGCTCTTCGGGCAACTTGTTTACTTGTTCAAAGCGCCATCGCATCAAAGCAATAAAGTTTCGGCGTTGATCTGCCTGTAAAAATTGAACATCATAAGTTCCTTCGATAATATTGCCTTCAGTGAACAATGCGGAAATTGGAACAGGACTCACGCTTATCTCACCCGTGCTGGTTGTCGGTATTACAGGCACAAAGCTAAACTTTCCATTGCTGATGGCAAAATCCAACATGAAAAATGGTGCTATCCCCGTCACGTAATCACGCAGGTTGACAGGTTCGGTAAGTGCTCCGTTGAAAAATAGTTTGTTCGTTTTTAAGAATGTACATGTTGTGCTGAAGCTTTCTTTGTCAATCAACTCATCACTAAAAGTCTTTCCCATGCCTGCTGTTACGTCAGTCATGAGATAGTAAATAAGATCAGGGAGCAGATTGCTCGGGCCTATCGTATTGAGTTCTGATGGTAAGAAACGCTTTACTTCGATACCACTTTTCAGCCAAACCCTTAATTGATCAATTTGAGAGAAATTGCGACCTGATCGCAACGCCAGCCCGCAGCTGGTCAGCTTATTATAGTCAGCAGTGTACAACCTATTTTTGATCATCTCGTTAACGTACACAATATTGTGCTCAGGGGATGACTGATTCGATGTTGTACGTTCTGTGTAATTGCTAAAGTCAGTAATCTGTGCATTTATCTCAAACAAACGCTCGGCACTTAGAGATACATCGATTTGTTCATATGTCGTTCCAGTGATTTGATAGTAAACACCAACTTCCGATCCAGCATCCCTAAAAGGATTACCGCTTGACACGGTTCGAATGTCGCTTATTTGCGTTCCGGTTGACCAGTCTCCTGTAGTGCTGCCAGCAACAACACTTACCCGTTCGTCGTCGTAGACCCTTGTTTGACCAAATGCTCTGATGATATCTGGGGGCGAATTGACTACGGTTGCCTGATACGCAATCGTGATATCTCTCCCCCCTGATGACAAACTAATGTTTGCCCTTCTGATTGTTCCTGGCGCATACCCCGAAGCACTACCTAATACTTCATAGCTGTACCCGTTCTCTCTTCCCCCTGGTGAGCTAAGGGTGTTTGTGCTGGCAATTTTAATTTCGGGACCGGCCGATGAATAGCCCATAGGATTTCGGGCGTTGCCTGCGCTTAATGGGACACGGCAACTAAACACATCTCCGCTATTCATCCCGTTTGAGCTGGCAGTGACAATAATGGAGGTCATGCTCCAAGCCCGCCAGCCAGGAAAATAAGGATTGCTAGTAGGGAAATTCTGGTTCACGACTCCGTTAAAAGTCAACGTGATCCATCGATTATTTCTTAATGCAAAATTTCTAGTTGAGGATGCAGTTTTGCCCCAGTAATCAGGTCTGCCAAAGACTTCTTGATAGAAAGCAACGGATCTATATTGCGTGCCCGTAGGGACTGAAGTCCAGCCGGTTGAATAAACAGACGTAGCAAATGTATCTACATCATTTTCGAGGTCTGGATATAACTCCGCAATGATTACCTGCGCGGGAACGTTTCCAAAAATGGGCGTATCTGTCGCGTTATTTGTAACGCCTGTTCCCATCTCTGGGCAGAATTCGATCTCACCTTTTCTTACGATCCGCCCTGCTGCTTGAATGGAAAACTGACCATAATCAGTTGTTGCGCTTCGGTTTAAAACTGCACCTTGGCTCTGCCAATTGGTCAGACGTGCATCCAGTAACCAGAACTCTGCATCGTCTGGACTGAATTGCGTCAAGTCTGCACCGTTTTTTGGTATGAACTTAAACTCATACTCCCTTATCTCTGGATGAACAAGCCGAATGAAGTTGTACTGATCCACGGGACGTGAACCCTTGACAGCAAATTGCTCACCTAGCGGGCGCCATGCATACTCTTGATTGTTCTCATCCACCCCGGCCGGGCGTAAAAATATGGTGAATACTGATGTCCTGTCAAAGTATAGATTCATTGATCCTGAATTGATGCTATCTCCTTTTTTGTCTGCCCTGATTAGTGCGTCAGGTGATAACAAAGAACTGAAGTTACATAATCCATTGGCACGATTCCATACCTGACTCTTCAAGCCAAATTCAGTTACCTCACACGGTCTTGTGTTTCTTACTATGCCAAAATTGACGCCCATCAAGGGGAAATAACCAGGCCCGACGACTAACCCGTTGTTTTGATCCGCACCACCGTAATCATATGTTCCTTGCCCTTGATCATCTGTGAATATGCCTCGGGTAACTACGTTGCTGCTAACAAAACCAACCTGATTGCCTGGTGCGTTATCTGCAAATATGTCGATACATTCGAGTTCAATGTTTTGTTCGTTGCGTTGTTGGAACGGGCCGATTGCTCCTAATCCCCAAACGTCTACGGCTCTTCTTTTTAC